AGTCTGTTTGCCGGGTCTACGCTTTCTACGTATCTGCATCAGCTCACGTCGGTATGCCCTTTTAGCGGGTGTGTTATTAATCCGCCTATTGTCACGCCTATGCTTGAGTCGTGACTTCTTATTTCGTCGATAGAACTTCGCTGTTCTACCGGGATTCGGGCTAAGTGCCGGACCGGTTCTTGCCATATAATCTAGATTTAACTAAAGATGGATCTACTTTTGGTATGACTGAAGCTAATCTATCTAAGGGACTACCCTCAAGGGCAACACCTGTGATGTCATTAGTCTTTAGCCAATCACATGCGGCTTTTAGATCTGCTGTCTTAGCTTCGCCACATTTTATTAAACGTAAAAATTCTTGGGTGACTAGGTAATGCAGCTCATTAAAACTTTCTTCTGCCGCTTTCTTAGGTATTACCCTTGTGGTATCTGTCATTCGATGTCTAATCCTTTTTTAACGATTTGTAGTGCTCTGTCATCAAGCTCATTGTCTGTAGACTCTACTAGCTTTTCTAGTAAGTCAACTACAAACTTCTTAAACTTGTCGCTTTTTAAACTTGTTAGTACAAGTGGTTTAATAAGTGCTAACATTATTCTTCTCCGGGTGTAGTGATTTCTTTCTTAACATAGCGTCCGTTCTCGTCTCGCTTTGCAGCCTTTTTCTTAGGCTTTCTTCTAGCTTCAATTTCAGCTTTTTCTGCTAAAGCTGCTCGTTCTGCTATAATTCTTGATAGTGTACTCATTAGAATGGTAGTAATTTCTTTTTCTTTGGTTGGGGTGGTAGCAATGATTGTATTGGCACGATATCTGAACAAACGTGATAAACACGTGTGTTCGGTCTTATCGTAAAACCTTTTTGTTGTAGCTCTGCACATTTAAGTGCTCGTACAAGTTCGTAATCTAATTGCATCTTTTCCTCTTGACGCTTGGCAATACGTCTGCACTGCTTAAGGCCACGTCTATCTAGAGGAATCATAAAGTTAACTTGGGCTCCCCAGTTTTCAGATAAAGTATAACTAGCAGCGTCCATACCCATATCCTCATTGACTTCCCAAGGTTTTGTGTGATTGCCCATATAGAATGGACTAAATGTCATAGTAGATCCATTACATGATATACTAGGACCATAGTTTTGACGAGACGATGCGCCATTGTTTTGGAACTGCACCGCCTGATTCGTCACATTACCTGTAGCTGCTGCCACAGGATTTGATGTGTTATTTGTATCTCCTTCTGCAAACGCTGGTCCTACTGTGAGAAGACAGACAGCGATGTAGTAGTGGAGTTTACTGTAAAGTTTCTTGTTGTATCCCATTGTTCTACTAACCCAGCAGATCTAGTTGTAGTCTCTAATGTCCAAGGATTAGCTGTATCAGTTACAGTAAATGTTGTACCGCTACCAGCAATATCTGCTGATGGTGTTACGTTTGTACCGCTCCATGTATTTACGGCAGCTCCAAAGACCTGACGTTGTTCTACCTCAGTTATAGTCTGAGTTGTAGTAGTCGTTGAGTTCATTGACCCTGTAGTAAACTGTGGGGTCACTGTGTTGGCTCTAGCTATGCTGGGTGATAACAGAGCTAAAAGCAAGATTAGTTTTTTCATGCTTTTGGTTTTTCTTTTGTATCTTTTTTGCCATTACCTGTAGTCAAACCGAATGTGGCAAGTGCACCCGTAAAGACGCTGGCTACGAAAGTGATATCCGCTGAAGCACCCGACTTTTTGACCATAGGCAACTCTACATAATTAAGAGTTATAATAAATCCTGACCAGATAACGACACCTAGGCGCACCATCGCACCTAGGATCTGCATCTGTTCATCGTGATCGTCTATGTTTTCTTTGAGCTTTGTAAAGAGTCCCTTTTTTTCTTCCGGTTTTCTTTCCATTTCTTTATTTTCTTTTCTAAGAATTTTTGTATCTTTTTCCTTAGTTTCTCTATAATTGGTTGAGTTATAGTTGTCGCAGCAACAGCAGCAACAGCAGCTATAGTCGTAGCAGCTACAACTTCAGCTGGTGGTAAAGGGATTGGTGGAAAAGGAGGTGGTAAAGTAGGTCTAGGTGGTGGGTCAACCGTTTTTACAGGTTGTGTACCTTTTGGTCGTTGCAAGTTTTTAGGAGGCACAACCAAAGGTTTATAACTCGGTACGTCAGCAGTAGGTAATGGTATAGATATTGTTTCTATATCTTCTACAGGTGGTATTACTATGCTGGGTATATCCATTTAACTAGGCTTAGGATATTTAGCTTTTACAGGATCGACTATATCTGTTTTCCATTTGTCTATACCGTTGTGGTATATGTAGTCAAGTTGATCTGCAATAGGAGGATATATTGTATCTGTAGTAGTGACACCATCCACCTCTTGTCCTGTCCTTTGTCTTTTATAGACTTCTTCTTTTTTAAGTCTTTCTATTTCTGCTTCTACTTCTGCTTTAGTTGGTATCTTACTTGAGTCAGTTAGGTTTCCGTTTCCTACATACCAATGTGTGATATTTTCGTATGCATCTTCACCTACCAAACTAAAGTATGGTCCGCCACAAAGATTTTCAACGGCAGATAAAAAAATGCTTTCATATTTCATAATAAAATCTCCCAAATGTTTATTCTAGAACCTTTGTAACTGTCGTTTATGTGACTTTGGTCAGAATTAGTAGGGTTAATTAAGGCAAAAGGTCTACCACCGCTACTGTTACCAGATCTATAAGTGGCTATAAGAGATGAGTTACCTGTAGTTGTATAACCATCAATGCGTCCACATAACATTAAGAGTTTTGATCCGTTTGCAGCAACGTGTGTGTAAGTTCCAGCCGCTTGGTCTGCCCTTGTTCCTCCACTAACTACAAATGTACTGCTATTAAATGTCGCTCCTATTTTTACATCTACGTTACTAAAATCACTTTGGTCATTTCTGCCGTAAAGAAAACCTGTGAAAGCAAGAACACTTCCACTTTCCTTTTTGTCTAGATTACCAAAATCTGCAAACATCATTTCAGTCGTACCATTATTAGATAGTTGCCGTCTAGTTGTATAAGCTAAACTGGTAAAATTAACAAGGTGTGCTGCTCTTGTTTGCGCTTCATCACTAAAATATATAGCCATTATGATACCTCCGTTAGGTTAAATTTATACTTTTTACCAGAACGGTTATTTTTTAAGAACAAGTCTGATTCTCCTTCTTGTATTGTCCAGTTACCCCAACTGCCATCAACATCATTAGAATGTCCTTCGTTAGATAAATGAAGGTCATTGGTGTAAATATTTGCAAATCTGTTAGAGTTTGTACCTAAATTATAAGTATTATTAGCTGATGGTGTAATAGCTCTTGAAGTTAGTGTTCCTGTTAAAGTACCACCAGATAATGGTAGATAACTAGATAAACTTCCAGAACCATTGTTTGTAGCTCCAGTAGCTATACCATCTAATTTGTTATGGTGTGTTACTGACATAACACCAGCAGCAGATCCAGATGCTTCGTTTATAGTTGCATTATTTCCTGTGCTACTGTTTATGGTTACAGAACCTGTTGCTGTAGAAGTACTTAGGTTTGTAGTTGTGTTAACTGTGTTTGTAGATGCTGATGTGATTCTACCTTGAGCATCAACAGTAATCGCTGGGATAGCTGTGGCTGAACCATAGCTACCAGCACTTACAGAGGTATTAGCAAGCTTTGCAGCAGTTACCGCATCATTTGCTATCTTAGATGTAGAAATACTACTATTTGCTATGTCCGAGCTATCTATTGTTCCCGCTACTAAGTTAGATAAATCTTGTCTTAAAAGTGGAAATCCACCAGCTTGTGAGCCGTTATGTACAACAAGTGATTCCTTGTCTGTATCTACAGTAACTTCACCCTCGGCTCCAGTAAAGCTACTATGTTGCGAGGTTGATCCTCGTCTTAGTTTTAATAATTTTGCCATTATGCAATTGATCCGAAGTCTAAGGTTAAGTTAGTTGTAGTTATTACGTTAGGTGCAATAGTCTGTCCAGATATTAAAGCTACTATTTCACTAGCAGTCTGGTCAGCAGTAGCTCCAGATTCAATACCATTTAACTTACTGTGGTCAGCGTTAGTAAAGTTTTGATCTGTTTGTGATGCTACAGAAAAGTCTAGAGTACCATCGCTATCTTGATATGTGACAGTAATACCAGATTCAGTATTGCTAGAAACCATAGCTCCAACGATATCTTGGACTTGTTCGTTAGTAAGAGTTGCAGTAATAAAACCAGCACCGTTTGTAAGCTGATTAGTGTTAGTGACATTAGTAGCACCAGCAGCAATTCCATTTAATTTACTATGATCTGCGTCAGTAAACACGTTACTGTCAGATGCTGATTCTACAAGAGTTCTTATCTCAGCAGCAGTTTGGTCAGCAGTTGCACTTGCTTCAATACCATTTAACTTACTGTGGTCAGCATCAGTAAATACGTTACTGTCAGATGCAGCTTCTACAGCTGCTCTAATTTCTGCATTTGTTTGATCGGCTGTTGCTCCTGATTCTATGCCATCTAGTTTAGAACCATCTGCTGATAAGTCTCTACCGTCTACAGTCTGACTACCTGACATGGTTATATTACCAGTCATTTGTCCACCTGATCTCTGTAAGAAACCACTTGTAGCAGTCACTCCACCTTGCCACGCAGAACCATTATATACTCTTAACTCATTTGCTGAAGAGTCAAAGTATAAATCTCCTACATCAAGACTAGAAGTCGGTGCAGAAGATGCTATACGATAACGATTAGCAAAGTTATTTACGTCTGATATAGAACCAGCAACAGTGTTAACATTAGATATAGACCCAGCAACTGTAGTTACATTACTACTGTTACCCGCTACAGTTGTTACATTAGCAGAAATACCAGCAACAGTATTAACGTTTGATATATTGCTAGCAGTTGTATTTACGTTTGAGATAGATCCAGCAGTTGTGTTTACGTTTGTTATTGAGCCAGATACTGTATTTATATTTGCAATGTCGTCAGAACAATTATCCATTGCTGTAACGTTTGCAGATGTTGCTAGAGTGTTCATGTCTGAAACAACATCAGTAGTACCTAAGATAGCTAAGTCTGCAACTGCATCGGCTGTACCTAGTCTGCCTATTTCTGTCGCTTTAGCAGCAACTGCACCTATGTCTGTCGCATCGCCTGCAACAGCAGTGACGTTAGACGCAATACCGGCAACAGTTGTGATATTAGATGATACGCCTGCAACAGTATTTATATTAGTATTATTACCAGCTACTGTGTTAATATTACTTGCGTTTGATACAACAGCATTAATGTTACTTGCATTAGATACTGCACTATTTATGTTACTTGCATTGCCAGCTACAGAAGTTACGTTAGATGAAATACCAGCTACAGTTGTAATGTTGCTTGATATATCAGCTAGTGTATCCATGTCAGATACTATTGCTGTAGTACCTAAAGTATTCATATCAGCAACAGCATCAGCAGTACCAAGTCTACCTATTTCTGTTGCTTTAGCAGCTACAGCTCCTATATCAGTAGCATCATTAGCCACAGCAGTAACGTTAGAAGCTATGCCAGCAACAGTTGTTATATTGCTAGATATGTCTGCCAGTGTATCCATATCAGATACGATTGCAGTAGTAGCTAGTGTATTTAAGTCAGCTACAACATCTGTAGTACCAAGTATTGCTAAATCAGCTACAGCATCAGCCGTACCTAATCTTCCTATCTCAGTAGCCTTGCCTGCTACAGCTCCTATGTCCGTAGCGTCATTAGCTACAGCGGTTACATTAGAAGCTATACCAGCTACTGTCGTTACATTAGAAGCTATGCCAGCTACTGTATTTAATGTTGAGTTACCTGTACCTGTGCTGACAGCATCTGTAATTGAACCTAAGTCTTCTTGAAAAGTTATCTGTCCAGCTACAGTATTAATATTAGTAATAGTAGATGCGTCAGGTGTAACTGCACTAAAACCGTCACCAGATGTACCATCATAGACCATCATAACTTTGTTAGATGAACTATCAAACCATAAATCTCCTAAAACTAAGGAGCTTGAATCTGACCTAGTTGTAGGTGCAGAACTGCTTATTTGGTAACGATCTACAAAGTTATTTATATCAGTTACGTTAGCTCCAGCTGCGGATATATTAACAGCATTTGCAGCTACGGTTGTAACCTCTGTTGCTTTTGGTACTAATCTGTGAAATGCATATGTATGTAATGTAGATGTAGTTTCTACAATGACACCAAAGCCTGCTGTAAGAACTGTAGATCCACAGCCTGTAATAGTTACAGTATTAGATCCAGAACCGTTTGCAATAGTAACTGTACCGCTTGAAGGTGTACGTGTACTACCAATCGCTTTGATACTTACAAGAGTACCACTACCATTGTTTACATCAGGGTTAGCAGTAGGAAAGTTAGTTTCGCTTGCTATTGGTACAAATCCACCAACATCATCAACAAGATCTATAATCCTGTCATTAATCGCTGCGGTTGTAGCAATTGTTGTATCATTGTCTGGAAATGCATCACCATTTTTTATTGTCTCTGTAGTTGTTGCGTTAAAGTATCTAGCTTCAGCAGCAGCAGTTGTAAAGAATGTAGTATCATCTACACTATGACTTGCTTGCTCACTATTAGTTACAATAACTCCATCTGCAATTTTAGCAGCTGTTATAGCATTATCTGCTATCTTAGCTGTAGTAACATTAGCGTCAGCTATTTTAGCAGTCTGTACTGAACTATCAACTATGTTTCCTGTTTGTACCGAATTGTTAGCTAGTTTAGCATTGGTTACTGCACTGCTTGCTAGTTTATCAGTCGTTACAGCACCAGTGTTTATTCTATTAGTAGTGACTGCCCCGTTAGCAATTTGAGCTTCTTGTATTGCATCGTCAGCTATTTTTGCATTTGTAACTGCATCGCTAGCTATTTTTGCTGTAGTTATACTGGTATCAGCTATCTTAGCTGTTGTTACTGCGTTAGTTGCAAGCTTTGCTTCTCCAACATTACCATCTTGAATGTGCTCAGTTGATATAGCATTATCGGCTATTTTAGTACCATCTACAATATCAGCTGCTAAATGCACACGGTCAATAGATCCATCTACATACTGATCGCTGTCAACTGAGTTTGCTGACATATGCTCAAGATCTATAGAACCAGCTGCATAATGTTCTGAGTTTATACTGTCATCAGCTATCTTCGTACCATCTACGATGTCTGCTGCTAAGTGAACTCTGTCAATAGAACCATCTACATAGTGTTCTGAGTTGATAGAGTTGTCAGCTATTTTTGTACCGTTGACTGCATCGCCTGCAATCATTGCTGTAGCAACAGTACCAGTGTCACCTGTAGTGACAACTGTACCTGTTACGTTGGGTAAAGTAATTGTCCTATCTGCTGTAGGATCAGCTACTGTTAGTGTAGTTTCATGTGCATCATCTGTTCCACCTTCAAAAATTATAGTTTTATCTTCTCCGATAGTCAGATTACCAATCATCGTACCACCAAGAGTGTTAAGAGAACGGACTCCTACCTCTTGTGTTTTGTATAAGTTTTGTGTAAAGTTATCGTTAAGGTCTTCTGATTTGATAGCTGATCCAGCATAAAATGTTGCTGTTAAATCGTCTACACTGGTTTCTCTAAATATTTTGATTTTGACTCCACTACCGGGAGCAGTATTAAATTGTAACGTGGTTGCATTAGGCAATGTAAATGCCGTCGTTTCCACACCGTCCAGACTTGCTTTTATGTCTGAGGTCTTAAGATATGGGAATGTAAAGGAGTACGTTGTAGTACTATTGTTACCTGTATATTCGTTTTGTATAACAGCACTCATAGTTGCTATTTCCTCATGTTAAGTATTTTTTCGGTGGCTTTTACTTTATCGCTTACACCTATAGCACCTTCTACATCTCCTTGTTCCATCAAGAAGTTAGCGTTTTGCTGATGTAATATAACGTTTGCTATGTTAGGTTGTTCACGTAATAATCTGATTTCTGCTCTTTTCTGTGCATTTTTTACAATGCCATCAATTTCAGCAAAGATAGGTAAGTCTTCTGTATCTAATGTAATTAATTCACTATTCTTACCACCTTTTCTATGTTCTCGTAATAGAGCTATGTCATCTTGATACTTTTTGCTTTTAAATATACGCTCAAGTTGTCTCCACATTTGCTCTTGTCCGATGTATTTATATATTTGTTCTCTCTCTTGTGGTTCATACTCGTAAGATCCTGTAGAATCTTTCTTAAGCATAGATAAACCGTTGTATCCTATTTGACGTAGTTGATCTCTCCAAGGCTCGTTTGTACCACTTACACCTAGAGGACTAAGTGCATTAAGGAAACGTAAGAATGGGTTATCAATATCATTAACAGGAGTACCAGTCCAGATGTCAATTTGCTCTGGCATTGTGCTAGACAAGAAAGGTATTCTTGCTTTTATGTATCCGCCTACATCATCAGTTGCTATATCTTTTAATGTAGAATCGATAGCTTTATTTAGTACACCAATAGTAGCACTAGATGGTATTAAACTAAATGAACTCTGACCTACCTTACGATATAATCCACTCATATCTCCATTAATAAAAGATATAAGAGGTTCTAGACCTTGTAGTGGTGTTTCGTTTAGAAATGTAGCAGCTATAGTCCAGCTAAGTTTAGCTTGTAAACTTTGTAAAAATGCTTCATCTATGTCGTTAGCATAGTATGCAACATCACCCATCATAGCAAGTACCTGTTCTACACCGGGTATACCTTTGTAAGATACATAAACATCATTATCAGTACCGGGTATAGGCATCCTAATTGTCTTAGGTTCATAGCCCATCTGTGTACGCTCTTTGTTTCTACGTGATGCATTATAATGTCCGTTACCACGTATACCACCTGACATCGCATAAGAATGTAATGTAGATACAAGCATGCCACTAAACATTAATCTGCCTGTATATTCAGCACGTAAATTTTCCCATAGAACTCTAGCATAAGGTGTATTAGCCATAGTAATACCATGCTCTAATAATGCCTCTGCTATCTCATCATCTGTCTTAGCATATATAGTTTTACTATACTTACTAATACCGGGTATAAGAGATATAGGTGTATAAGATGCAGCTACCTTCATGTAGTTACTCGCAGTACGAGGAAACATCATAAAGTCCTTTAGTATAGGATAAGCTGTTGTTGCTTGGTTTACATAGTTTGCTACACCATCATCTAGGTTTAGCTGTATTTCACCAGCAAACTGTCTTACAACATTATCACGTATTAATCCATCACCATCAAACATTTTGTCATAATGGATCTTTTCTGCTTTTAATATTTCAGTCCAGTCAGCAAAACCTTTGTCACTAAAGACATCATCATACGCTTTTATACGTGAATAATAATGTGCTAAGTGTACACCAGTAAACTGATCTGGGAATACCATAGCTGTCATACCATAGCGTAACGCAGGGTGTGCACCCAGTTGTTTCAGAGCTATAGCTGTATCAAGCTGCATTAATTTACCAACATTTTTTTCTTTCTCATATAGAGGACGCATCTCCTCCATAATCTCCCAAGTCTTATCTGTCTTAAACACAAAGTCCTTACGATATGCTCTAACCATAGTCTCCGGATCTTTATGTGCTTTCTTCATCATTTCAAATGCGTCATGTAATGCACGTCTGTTAGTCTCAAACACAGCACCATTATAAAATAATGTACGTTTAAAACCTTCAAAGCCATCTTGATAACCATAGAAACCATGACCTAGAAGTGATGTAATAGGTTTCAGTATTAACTGTGCACCATTACCTACAGCAGCTCTAAATGCAGATAGTCCAGATAACACATTATTATATCTTACAGCCCATGCACCTCTAGCAAACAAGTTCATGCTCTTAGGATCAGGACTTTTAACAAGACCCATAGGTGTAATCTGACTGGCAGCCCACTTGTATAATTTAGCTAGGCTATCTACGTCACCGTTAGTATGTGCAAACGCATCAACTAAAGGACGTAATGCTTCTGGATTTGTCTTCTTAAGTCTCTTAAGTTCTTTTGTAAATCTTTTGTTTCTAGCATGTATAGAGTTTTCTGCTTGTTTAAACTCAGTCAGTAGTGTTTCTAACGCCTCGTCAATATTACCGGGAGGTACTTGGTCAAACCAGTTTTTATTACGTAACTGCCAACCAGATATATACTTGTTAAGTGCATACTCATCCATTAAGAAAAATAGCTTATCAAGTATGTTATCCATAGCACGTTCATCATCTATGACTGGAGCTAGATCACTTACAGCTTCTGCAATACTCGCAGCTTCTCTACCTATAGAATCCATAGCTCTTGCAGATGCTTTACCTATATCTCTGCCTAAGAATCTGTCAACAAGATCACGCATAGCAAACGCTGCTGCTCTTGCCTGATCTTCGTTTATCATTTCGATCTTAAACTTACCCATCATGAGATTTTTTACGTCTCTATTTTCTAGGAATAATCCTTTAACATCGTCAACAGTAGCTAGTGGATCAATAATATCTTGATATATACCCCATGCTGCTGCGTTCATATCTCTAGATGTAATTCTAACACCATCTACGATAGCGTTAAACCTACCAGCATCTCTTGAGCTTTCTGCTACACCCATCACAGCACCACGTGACTTAGGTCCTACCATTAGACCTTTGTTTAACATAGAATCTGTAATCACAGGAGCAGGGTCACCTTTAGATGTACCATTTTTTATAGCTGTACTATCAGCCATGTTACGAGCTACATTACCAGCATTAGGCACTGTACGAGCCTTTTCTGCATCATCAAATAAGTTAGGAGATATGTCAGGATCTACACCTAGATCTAACTCTAACTGTTCTATGTCTGCTTTCTTAGCTTCAGCTGCGGCTGTTGTTTCTACTTCTACATTGTAGTCACTTCGAGCTTGTACATCATCTATAGTTCTGACTATACCTAACTCATTTTCAAGTCTAAGTTTTTCGTCTATCAGTGCTCTTTCAGTCTGTGCACCCATAATCTTTTTCTTACCGGTGTTCGCAGATAGCACTTCATCTATTTCTGCTAGACGTATCAGCATATCATTGTCACCGCCAAGTTTTAGCTGTGTTTGTTTATATTGTACAGCAGTGTCATCTAGTGGTTCCATCCAGTCCATAGTCTTACGACCATTTTTAATGTCAGCAAACGCACCTAATACATTACCTAAAATAAGCAATGGTCCATTTTCTAACATAGTTCTGGCTTTACGTATACCGGGACTATCAGAATCTTTTGTTTTAAATATTTCTGGTATAGGCACTACACCTTTAGGTCCGAAAGCATCTGGTGCTATTTCTGCAAGTGTAGTAAGTGCAGTATCTTCTTCTGAAGTATCACTTAGACCTACAATAGCAGTGTCAACTATACCGTTTGCAGTTAACATTGCGCCTAATCTTTTAAACCAAGCGGAGCTAAATGCTGCACCTTGTGGGAATCTACTAGCTACAGCTGTATTAGTCAAGTTACCACCAACAATAGCTGGTAATAATATAGACGATATTTTACGTATCTGTTGATGTGCAGGGTTGTCAAACTTAGTATTAGCATCCCACCAGTCATCAAATTTATTACCACTGGGTACAAGTGTACCTACAGCATCTGTAATAAAATCTGCACCACCAGCACCTACAGCTGCTAAACTTTTGATAGTATCACCAGTATAGTCGTTGAATGCTTCAAGTGCACTAGGTTTTGAGTTAATTTCTTTTAACTCTTCCGTAGATAAATTATAATACTTCTGGTTAAAATCTTCACGTAACTTATCACGCTCTTCACCTTGTGGTAATCGCCACCAAGTATTATATTCCTCTAGCATTTTATCTTCATTCTGTTGGTCAGATAAATCAACAGAGCTATACCCATATTTTTTACCAAATGCAGATGGAAACTTGCCACCAGTTTCTTGTACCTGATTAGGTTCTGGATTTAAAATAGCATTATCTATATCTTCTGTTGTAATAGGCTCTGCTGTAGCAATCAGTTCACCATCTTCAAGTAGTTCTTCTTCGTTCATAGTGCATCATTTTTGACAAGTTCTCCATCTTTGTACGATCCTATCATATATTTAAATGCGTCGACCTGTCGCATCGGACCTCCAGCTGCTCTTGCAGCATCATACATAGTTGGTGGGATAAATATACCTTCTTTTTTATATTGTTCGTTCTCTCTAAACAGTTGATTTAGATATTTTCTACCATCAAAATTCTTAAACTTTTTCTCAAGTAATCTAATATTTTGTGGCATGGTAACAACATCTCTACCGTCTCGTATAGCTACAGCTACATCTTCTAAGTCTGTAGTAGATATAAGATTTAATTTTTTATCTTTTATTGACTTTAATATTTGTGGTAAGGATCTACCATCATTAATGTTTATGTCACCACTAACACTAAAATCTACAGCATTGTTAGGTAGTGTTCCATTATAGAACTGTGTAAATAGTACAGTATTCGTACCTGATGAACCAGCATCTATACGTCTAAATATACCACTACCTATATATGTCTGATCTCCTACTACTTCTTGACTTTTATCACTAGCTAAGTCTAGAATAAACTTTTCTGTTTTTTCTCTACGTAAATCTGGCTCTTCTATACCAGAAAATCTTTTGTTAAATAAATGATAATACAACTGTTTAGTTGCATCTACAGTTCTATCAGCATTATCATTTGCATCACCAGATAGACTAAAACTATTTGCTGCTAAATCTTTAACAACACTACTTGCAAAACTATCTATCTCCATATCAAAGTTAACACCATGTGACTCTACGAGCGACTTGACAGTTTCTGTAAATGGTGTAGCACCAACTATATTTGCTATCTCTGTGTCATTCATACCATCTAGTAATGATACAAACTCATTAACATCGTTTTGCCTAATAGATTTTATAACTAGGTCTACAGTTGCTTTGTTATTTGCAGTAGTGTTTACATATAATAGCTTTGCAGCTCGAGCTTGTGCGTCAGGATTACCTTGATTACTAAAATATGCAGCTACTAATCTAGCTGTACCTTGATCTCCTGTAAACTCACCTTTTCTATTTCGCTCATCTATGTCAAATGTAGCAGCACTATCTTCTTGCATATTTAGTGCTTCATTTGATCTTTTTAATCTGGCAAAATTAGATGTCCATTCTTCTTTAATACGTTGTACCATAGATGGGTTTTTTGTTATCCATGGTTCACGCTTAGTATTACCGGGTCCTACAGGTGATAACCATATCAACTGTTCTTCCTTAAATCTTTTCCAGTCTGTTGCATAGTCACCGTTTGTAGCCATTTCAGTCAGTATAGTTTCTGCTGCTTCCATAGCATTTACACTACCATAGTGTGATATAATCGCATCACTTTTTGTACGTGTATAACCTGACATATATGTAGATACCATCTGGTCAAAGGTATCCTGAGTTCTTATAAGTGCGTGATTCTCTTTATCTTTCCTAAGTTTTTGTTCGTATACTTCTAGTTTAAATCCTAATACAGCTTTAGCCTGTTTTTTAGATCCTTCTTGCCGAAATAACTCTTGTATTTGTACACCGGCAACAGACATAGGATCTATGCCGAATTGTCGTATGTATTCTTGACCACGAAACTCATAAAGATCTGCTACATCGTATGGGCTTTTAATTAAGTCATTTGACTCGATATAAGTTTGAAAGTTAGAAAAGATTTCATCTTGTCTATTAACAGCATCTTGAGCTACTAATTTTTGAGCATAATAACCATTAACACGAAAAGTGTCTCCTAAGTAATCAGCCAGTGTTATATCATTGTTTAGGAGTGCTTCATTACGTTTGTCTTGTATTTCCTTAGAAGCTTCTTCACTCATTGTAGACATAACAGCATCAAATGAGTCAAAAGCACCATTTGCTCTTAATTCACGATACTGTTCTAGTCCAGATTGTTTGTCAAGATAATCCCCTATATTTTGTGCAAGACCGCCTAAACTCGCAGCAAGTTTCGGTGACAATTGAGCCCACACCCGAGCTTCAGCTTCTTTCTGTTTAGCTTGTGCTCGTTTGTTTTCGAGGTCACGCTTTGCCATAAGCTGGTGATTGTCATATTCCAGCTTTTGTCTATTTAATTCTAGCTTCTGGATTGCCTGTCTATTTTCTGCTTCATTTTTAAAACTCCTCCGTAGAGAAGCTAAGTAAGAATCATCCAGTTGCTTTTGCCTTGCTCGTTGTTCTTTCAAGGCGTTGATTTCAATATCAGATTGCAGCCGCATGTTTTGTAATTGTGCGGCTCCACTGATACTTAAGTTTTGAAAGCCTCCTCCTTGGATTTGCCTTTTAAAACCTTTTGCCATTACTATCTCCTTATGTTATTTTAGTCTTTCAAGTAGTTGCTAGCCAGTCCAGCAATGCCTGTAATAGTACTACCCCATGCTGCGGCCGCTGCTGCACTTGGAGACATTGTAGCTCCCTTAATAGGCTTAGGTCCAAAGTCATAATCTTCTAATGCTGGCGGGAATACATACTCTGATACTGGTGTAGCGAGTGGTTGTATTGGCATTGGTAATATACCGGGATCTAGCATCTTATTAGCATATGCTCGTAGATCAGCAGCTGATCTTTCGATACCTATAGATTCTAATGCAAAGTTAGTATTAGCTTCGGCATTAAGCATCTGTGCATTAAGCATAGACATTCGCCGACCAAAGTTCATTGCTGTAGTAGCTGCTAACTTGTCTGCTGTTCTTCCTGAGACCCCTCGTGCTCGTACTGCTCCTTCTGCCATTAAAGACTCTATATAGGCTTCATTAGCATCGTAAGCTGCCTCTTGTTTTACTTCGTCTAATTTTGCTAACTCTTGTTCTCGACCTCTTACATGAGCTTGTTCGTTAAGTGTTATTTGATCTGCATAGATTTGATTAGATCGTTGAAACTGTGCTTCATTAGATGCTTGTTGTCTATTTCTAATCTGTAAATCGTAGTTATACTGCTGTAGATTTTTTGTATCTTGAAAGGCAGCTAACCTACCTTCATTTGCTGCTTTTGTTTGTATCTCTTGTATTAAAAAATCTCGCTGTGCAATCAGCTGATCTTTTTTCATTTCCCACGCATCAGTATCATACTTTAGCTGGTTTTCCGCAGCTTCATTATACAACTCTGCTTGTTGTGATGCTGCACTTGCAGACTTACTACCACCCCAAAGATTTAAACCTATGCCGATAGCCAAGCCCCAAGGATTCAATTGATTTTCTATACCTGTCGCAGCCATCTGTTCATTCAGCATGGCTTTGGCAGGGTTTGAAGACATGTTAATATCAGCATCCGTCATTGGGACGCCGAAATCATTCATCATCATATTTATATTCTCCTGTAAAATCTAGGTGAGTATGTTCCTTCCCACATCATAGAGTTTAAGGCAACTGGGAACGGAGTATCGTTAAATAATTTTAATGTAAAGTTTTCTGTTTTTTGGTGTATAGGTAATGTAAATACTGTTTGATCTGCAATCGGTATATCGTTTGCTAGATATTGGTCAGCATTGATAACAGGGTTAAGACTGTACCACTCATCGAGATAGATAAGTATTTTTACACCAGTTTTAGGCGAACCATCAGTATTTTGTAAAGTAGTTGCTGCTCCAGATAATGCACTAAATACAATCTTAGGTACAGCTGCTGATCTGTTAACTGTAAATCCTGTTGTTATCACATTATTTAGTTTAACTTTTACTTGGTCATCATCTATATAGCTCAAGTCACCATCTATAAACGAAAACTCTGTAGTAGAACCATCTCCTGTATACTCTCGTTTACCTTGACGTACGCCTTTAGATTTTAACTTAAAGCCCATGGTTCCTGATAATCCTACAGCAAACTTCATTCGTGCTATAGTTAGATTAGCAGTAAAGTCACTACGCTTCATTTCGCTATCAGTTTTAAAGTATGTCTTAGGTAGTATAACGTCAAAGTCAAATTTATATCCTACTATAACATCACTTGCTACACTTGTCAAGTTTTTAAATGGTACTTTAAAATATGTGTTACCACTTTCGACAACACGCTCTGGAGATATAGTAAATCCAGATTCAATAACTTGTCCAAAAGCTGTAGTACCTTTAATAATTATCACAGGTGTCAGGTTTGTAGCATCATTGTATGGTATAAAACACTTACTAAAATTACCAGTTGTGTCATATGAAACTGAGCTAGCTGTAGCATACAAATCTATACAAGGATTAATTTTCTTACCTTCGTTGTTAACAATAATAGCGTCGTCAGGACTCTGACTTAGACTAGCTTTGCTAAGTGTAGTTTGACCACCCTGTTTGGTTACGGCATAAAAGTCATCTGAGTCAACGGCAATAGTCTGTACGTCACCCATAGTTTCCCAGTTAAACCATGCTTCTACTAAATTTCTTTCTCCATCATTATATGTACGGAAAAAATATATGTATCTAGAACTTTGTCCAGACATAGCAATAAACTGGTTCTGTGGACTAGAAATTAGTGTATCTACTGTAGACGGAACCCACTCGTTTACAACTCTACCTATGTCAAGTACAATAGGGTTATCATCTTGGCCTCGTGTAACCATACCAAATATTCTGGTATAACTAGGAGTCTTACTGATAAAGTTTATAGTTGTACCCATATCTACTGGGTCTACATCTGTATCCATTTCATAGTTAGAAATTGTACGGATAGATGCTTTAGCTGGTGTAAGTATACCATCAACAGAAGCCATCAAAAACTGTTGGTTAGCACTAAATAATATTAAACCCTGTGTAGTAGGTATAACACTGTGTAGTGCAGCTGGTTTAATTGCAGATGCTTTAATATCAATAGGGTCTGCATCTGTAACTACCTGAGCTGATGTATGATAGAAGTTAAATAACTCCTTAGATTGACTCATAGATACATTATCAGATGACAAGAATCCTAATCTATTGTTATGAAAAAAAGCTTGTTGTATCTTTTTACCTACAAAACTAGGATGTGAGTTAGTGTCATCGTCACCTACAGTTCTAGCATCCCATGTTACACGCTGAAAAGTAAAAGCATTTGTGCCTGTATTTATCAGCTCATGTGGCATAGTAGAATTATCTAGACCTGTAGACACATCAGGTGCAACACCTTCTGACCAGAATCCCGCACCGGCGGTTCCGTTATCAGCTGTATACTTCATATAAAATGAAGATGTTGTAGCACCACTGTTAAGTATCTTAACTACATGTCCATTCTTAGACTCGTTTGGTAGCTCTGCTAATGTAGCAACTTGGTCTTGGAATACACCTAGCTTGTTAGCATTAGTACCCCCTGCACCTTCCAAATCAAAAGGATTATTACCGTGACGCTCAAGATGTAAACAATCTGATAATTTAGTTACTATTAAACCAGATATACCTTTATTCTCTATTCGTGTCTTCATGCTTGTTAGTACAGCACCGTAGTCATCAGTTTCACCTGACGTGAACGAAACAGGACTTTCAGTAGCACCGACGGCGTTTACTTGAATTTCATAAGGTACACCGTCTGCATCACCTATCAGTTTGATAGTACCCTGTGTTTTTGCGTAGTGATTTGGTACTGCTGTTACACCTACTGTCTTTGTTTTGTTAGTTATAACACTAACATCTTGTACAGTCAGTACATCATAATCGTTACGTGACCCTGTAAGGTACGCCTGTGCCCCTGTAGCATACGTAACAGTACATGCTACCCCAGTAACAGCGTTCCATATATCTATGTTCCCTACAGTGCCTCCTGATGGCACTGGTTTAATGCATCCTATATATCTCTCTCCTTCTGTTCTAGATATGTAGAACCATTTTGAATTATCGTGTGTAGTGCCTGTACCTAGATTAGCAATCCATTGAAATCCGGGTCTTTTAGTAAGTCCAAAGGTTGGATCTGGGTATCCGTTAAGACACTCTACTACCTGACCGGGAAGTTTTTTATCGTCTGATTGTCTAGATACACCACCAAGGTAGTTGTCAACTCTTTGTGTTACTGCTGGCATTATCTTTGTAAAGCGTGAAATGGTTGATAGCTTTGATAGTAGTTTTGTGAATCCTGTGGATGTCCAAACATAGTATACTGTCCCTGTGATGTTTCATACTCCAGAGCAGTAGATCTTTGTAATGCCTCCTCTCTTTCAAGTCTAGCATACTGGTCATCGTCACCTACTATTCTGCCAGATACAATCTTAGCTGCTCTGGCTACAATATAGTTACTTATTGGTATTGGTAAATCTATATAGTCAAACTCCCATATAACATCACATTCGATAGGACTATATGTCCATTGATATGTATGGTTCTGTCTGTCATACAGTTTACCACTTCTACGTACAGCATGGTACGGTGTATTCTGTGCGTTTTCTGTTAGTTTTATCTGTAATATATTATTAGGTATATGTATTTCTTTATTCGTATCTGTTGTAAATTCGTAGTGATACTCTCTGTTAAAAGTCCAGCCCTCTGATTGTACTTCTTTAGATACCTGTAACAGCGTATCATAGGCAATCGCAACTTCCGGGTTGGTTTGGTCTAGTGTAGTTACAGGAGCCTGACCACAGGATGTAAGTAT